TTGATAGGTTAGTAAGAGAGGAAAACTATGGCCATATTTATGGGTAACAAAGTTGCCGTGATAGTAGGTACAACTACCATTACTGATCATGTCAGCACTGTAAGTCTTGCACGCGAAATAGATCAAGTTGAAATCACAGCAATGTCAGATAACATACAGAATATGATCGGTGGCGTTGAAAGACCTACACTGAATCTTGAACTGTACAATGACTTTGCATCAGCATCAGTAAACTCACTATTTGAAGATGCTTTAGGTACTAAACTGAATATCAAATTGATACCAGTAGCAGGTACAGTAACCGCAACAAATCCAAGTTATACAATGTCATGCCTTATCACATCATGGACACCTGTAAATGGTGCTGTTGATGCGGTAGCAAGCGTGTCAGTATCTTTACCTGTAACTGCATTAACAAAATCAACCAGCGCGTAATAAGAAAAGGGTGGGACAATGCACAAAATTGAAATTGTTAAAAAAGATGGTAAGAAAGTAACCTATGATCTTACGCCATCCGCAAAGGTGGCGTTTGAATCCGAATTTAAAACCGGATGGCGTAAGCGATTAGGCGAACTACAAATGGAATCGGATTTGTGGTGGTTTGCCTGGCGTTTAGAAAAAGATGCAGGTAAAACCGAACTTCTTTTTGGAGATGATTACATCAATCAATATTTAGATGTTGATTTGGTTTACGATTCAAAAAATGGATAGACCGGCACGGGTCAATTTATGAAGTCGCTTCCGTGTCGGTGGCAACAGGCATTAGCCCTAAAGATTTATTAGAGGTTGATCCAGCGATTTACTCAGCAATAAAAGCCATCTTGCAAGAAAAATATTACAACAACAAGAAGGCAACAGTTAGGCGGAAGTAATGATTAAACCAAGATACGCAGAACTTCCTGGCCGTACTAGATCATTGGCGGCAGTGCCATCAATCTATGTTGAAAATTTAACTGAACTTCTTGAAAAAATGAAAAAGGTAGATCCTGATTTACAAAAAGAATTTAGAAGGGAATTAAGCAAGGCTGTTAAGCCTGTTGCAAAATTAGCACAAAGTTTTGTACCACATTCACCATTCCCAGGATGGCGTGATGTTGAGCCAAGTTATCCGCCACAATGGGGTTGGGCTAATGATCAAGTACACCGGGGTAGAACTATTGGTCAAGATAAAAGAAGCCGTTGGAAATGGTCGCAAACAGAAGTTATACGCGGGATAAGAGTAAGCACGGCTAAAAGTAAAGTACAAAGAATTAAAGGCGTTACATTTGGTGTAACCGCAATAGCCGTGATAAATAAATCTGTACCAGGTATAATTTATGAGTTGGCAGGTTTTGGATCATCACGCTCACGCGGAAGAACTAGGCGCATAAGCCGTAACCCAAATGCAAGTGAATCGTTTATTGGTAAATTACAAGGCACTGCTAACAGTGGTGCTTACAAAGAAAAAAGATTGATTTATAGGGCATCACAACAATTAGGTAGCCAAGTCAATGATAATCTATACGCAGTATTGAAGAAATATCTAGGCAAAGAATTTAGAGGTTAATCATGGCACTAAGTCAATATGTTGCGATTAACTTTTTAACTAAGTTTGATAAAAAAGGTTTAGAGCGTGCTACCAAAGAGTTACAAGGTTTTGATAAGGTAGTTGCTACTAGCACATTTAGATTAAAATCTTTTGCTAAAGCCGGGGCAATTGCCGCCGCCGCAGGTATGGCGATTTTTGCTAAGAACTCTATACAAGCGGCTTTAGCCCAGGAAAGATTAGATAAATCAGTTGAACAATCTTTAAGATCAATCAATCAATTAGATCAACTGCCTAGCGTAAATTCTTTTATTAGTGGTATAGAAAAAGCATCAAATATTACTAAAGATAGATTAACCCCGGCAATCAATGGCTTAATTATACAAACTGCCGATTTAACAAAGGCGCAAGATTTATTTAATGTTGCCGTAGATACCAGCGTAGGCGCAGGTGTTGATTTAACCCAGGTATCAGATGCGTTAGGTAAAGCAAGTCGGGGCAACTTTAAGGCGTTAGGCGCATTAGGTTTAGGCTTTGATGCGGTAACTGCCAAAGAAATTGGCTTAGCAGAGATTACAGATTACTTAACTTTAAAATTTGGTGGTGCGGCTAAGAGAGCCACTGAAACATTTGGCGGTCAATTAGATGCTTTAAAGATTAGCGCAGGTGCGGCACAAACAAGTTTAGGCGAAGGCTTTATTACTGCAACCGAAATTTTAATTGGTGGTGGCAATGCTTCTGATTATTTTGGTTCAAGATTAGAATCATTAGGTTTAAATGGTGGTTATATTTTAATTGCTTTGGCAGATAAAGCGCAAAAAATTACTAATGCCTTTGATGGTCTAGCCAAAAAAATTGAAGGAAATCGTGTACTTAAATTTTTGTTTAGTGCAGAAAATATACCTGTCATTGGTGGGTGGTTACAAGGGTTTGAAGGTTTAGCAAAAGAAGGTAAAAAGATTGCTGAAAGTACAGGGGATACTTTAGAACAATCCGCCGAACAAAAAGCCATTGCCGAAAAATTAGCCAAATTACAAGCACGATTAGACAAGATGGCGGCTGAAGCCTTAAACAAACAAAAGAAATTAACTAAAGAAAAATTGGCACAACAGGCTTTAGATAAAAAGAAGGCCGAACTGGAAGCCATGTTTGATCTTGATCGGATCAATCTACAGGCGGCATTAAGCCGTAAGTTATCTGCCGAAGATGAGTTGCGTGTAAAGATATTACAGAAATTAGCAGATGGTACTAAAAAAGCCGTTGATGAAGCCGAACGCTATGCAGATGTATTAAAGGTTATTGAAGATGGCCAAATCACAACCGGTGAAATTGACATGTTGGCTAAAAAGTGGGGAGTTACAACCACAGAAGTTCTTATTTATTTACGCACATTGTTTGCTGCTAATGATGAACTTCGCAAGATGTTGGCATTGCTTGATGAAATTGGTAAAAAGAAAATGCCAGTGGGTATGACATTCCAATATCAACAACAACAATTCCAACAAATAACATCTCCAAGATTTCAAGAATCAGTATTAACCGGAGAAGCACCAAATGTGCTAGGCCAACAAGTTTTTGAAGATTTAAGAAAAGAAGGTTTAAATGCGGCTATGGCCGGATCAAGCGCAAGATATACAGCGCAAGCCGTTGATTATTATCAAAGGCTATTTGATATACCACGCATGGCAGAAGGCGGTGTGGTCAATCAACCTACATTGGCATTGATTGGCGAAGCCGGATCAGAAGCGGTAATCCCATTAGATAAAATGGGTGGCATGGGTACAAATGTAGTAGTTAATGTAGCCGGATCGGTTATCTCTGAAGGTGAATTGCAATCTGTAATTCAGGATGCTTTGTATAACTTAAATAGATCAGGTGCGGTAACTCAATTAACTAACTTAGGTAGATAATGCCAGCCGCAATATTTAGAGCAGAGATTGACTTCTCCGGCGGTGCTTCATTTGATCCTGCACTGGTACTGGATGATCCTGCAACGCCTTTAGATGTAGCAGTATTAGGTACAGCCGCCGCCGATACAGTTGATATAACAGACTTTGTAACTCAGTGTTATATTAGGCGTGCATTTAATAGATCATCAGACTCTTTTACCGGTGGTACTGCACGCATTACCTTTGTTGATGAAACCGGTCAATTTAATCCAGCCAATACCGGTTCTTCCTTATATGGCAAGATTAAACCTATGCGTAAGATTCGCTTTACGGCAGAGTATTTAGGTGTTACATATAACTTAGGTTCTATGTATGTACAGGAATGGAATTACCAAAGCCCTACTGGATTTGATCCAGCCTATGTAACTTTATCATGCGTAGATGGATTCCAATTATTAAACCTAACTACAATCACATCAGTGAGTGGCGGTATAGCCGGACAAACTACCGCACAAAGAATTTCAAGTTTGTTAGATGCAGGTGAGTGGCCAGGTGGTATGCGTGACATATCTACAACTACAACCACAACAGTGCAGGCAGATGCCGGTAGTTCAAGATCATTACTGGCCGCGTGCCAGGAAGTTGAAGCCACCGATTTAGGTTCTTTTTATATGGATCAACGCGGCTATGCAAAGTTTTTATCACGCACCGACATTATTACCGCATCAGGTGGTGTGGCAACAGCCTTTAGTGATGTACCAGGCTCAGGTGACATTACCTATCAGGCAGTGGAATTTGATATTTCAGATTATCAAATGATCAATAAAGTAACAGTTACCCCAACAGGATTGACCGGCCAAACTGCCAGCGATACGGCAAGCATTGATGATTACTTTCAGCATAGCCGGGTAAGAAGCGGCATTATGCAAACAGAGGCGGATGCGCTTAATCAGGCAAGAATGATTATTGCAAGCCGAAAAGAGCAAGGTGTTGATTTACAATTAAATTCATTAACAGTTGATGCCTTTGGCGAGGATGATTCTAGCCGAGTGGTAGCGGCTTTAAATTTAGATGTATTTGATCCAATAGAAGTAACTCAAACTTTACCGGCAGGCAATGTGGTTACAGATAGCGTAATAACAGGCCTTACCTATCAGATCACCCCTAAATCTTTTGTTGTAACTTTTACTTGCGCTCAACCCTTTGCATCAGGATTTTTGCTAGACTCTACTGTTGATGGAATTTTAGATGAAGATTCATTGGCTTATTAGGGAGTATATGTAAATGGCAACCTTTTCAGTTGGTCAGGTATTAACGGCGGCTCAGATGAACTCTATCGCCAACCTTTCAGTTAGAGCAGTAACAGCCACATCAGATACATTAGTTGTAACTGATGCAGACAATAAACTTATTACTTATTCAAACACTGGCACAACTACAATAACTATTCCGCCTTTTAACACTGTTGCAATGACAACCGGAAGCGTGGTAAATGTAATCAAAATTGGATCTGCCGGTACTGTAAGCATTGTTCAGGGTTCAGGTGTAACAATTGCTTCAAGCGGTGCGGTGTCCACTAACCCAACAATTACTTCACAATATAAAGCCGCAAGTTTAATTAAAGTCAGTACAGATAGTTGGTATATCGTAGGTGGCATTGCCTAATGTCTTTAATTCTTGGGATATTAGATAGCGGTGGGGTCGCAGTTGCGCCTAACAGTTATGAGTCTATTGCTACTGTAACTGTTGGCTCAGGTGGAAGTGCAAGCATTAGTTTTTCTTCAATACCTTCTACCTATACGCATTTACAAATTAGGGGTATTGCTCGTAGCACTTTAGCAGGAACTACGCCAGACAATATAGCGTTTAGAATAAATGGCGATTCAGGAAATAATTACACGACACATAGTTTAAGAGGCTCTAATGCAACTGCTACAGCAAGTAATTTTGTTAGTTTGAGTTATGCGTATTTGCCCTCTACTTCACCTGCTGCTGGAAACTTAGGCAGCGTTTTTGCTGGAGTAGTATTAGATTTACTTGATTATCGCAATACTAATAAAACAAAAGTTTTAAGAGCATTAAGCGGATTTAACGAAAATAATACATCAGGGCCATCCAATATACAATTTCAATCTGCATTATGGAATAGCACTTCTGCGGTTACTTCTATTGAATTTACTAACTCGGCTAACTTCGCTGAGTATTCACAATTTGCCCTATACGGAATTAAAGGTGCTTAAATGACATCAACATATGAAAAGATAGCGACAACTACTTTAGGCAGCGCTCAGGCTACAGTTACTTTTAGTTCTATTAGCGGTTCATATACCGACATATTTATTGTTTGTAATGTAACTGCCGTAAGTAGCACAACTGGTACTTCCATACAATTTAACGCTGATACTGGTTCTAATTATAGTCAAACTTGGATGAGGGGTAGTGGTTCTGCTGCATCTTCGGGCAGAGATACAAACCAAACTTTTATTAACTTAAACTATTTTGGTGACGCCTCTACAACTGCTGGCGCCCAAACGATTGTGGCATCAGTAATGAATTATAGCAATACTACAACCAATAAAACGTTACTTAGTCGGGGCGGTAATGCTGAAAGTTCAACCTCTGCAATAGTGGGTTTATGGCGCAATACTGCTGCTATTAACAGAATTGATTTGAAAGCCACATCAACCAATTACGCTACAGGCTCAACCTTTACCCTATACGGAATTAAGGCGGAATAATGGCAACTACATATACTTTAATTTCAAGCGTTACGGTTGGTAGTGGTGGTGCGGCTACTATGACTTTTAGTTCTATACCACAAACCTACACCGATTTATTAGTTAGGGTAAGTGCTAGAAATACAAACACTTCTGGAAGTGGTTTGTATATGAGATTTAATTCTATTTCCAGTACATATAGTGGAAAATACTTAGAAGGTGATGGTAATAGTGCCTACTCTGGTAGTACAACTACTTCTTATTTTGCAGCAGGAAATGTAAATACAAGTAATAATAATGCTAACACTTTTGCATCAACTGATGTTTATATTCCAAATTATGCTGGAAGTAATAACAAATCAGGAAGTGTAGATAGCGTTTATGAAAATAATGCTATTACTGCTTACATAACAATGATTGCAGGTTTGCTTTCTAATACGGCTGCAATTACGCAGATAGATATAACGCCATCTGCTAATAGTTTTGCTCAATATACAACCGCTTATCTATATGGAATATCTAACGCATAAGGAGAAATGAAATGACTAACAAGATCGTAGTAGATTGCTCAACTGGTGAGGTGCAAGAGATTGCATTGACAGCCGAAGAAATTGCAGAGCGTGAGGTTATGGCAGAACAATACGCTACGCAAAAGGCAGAAGAAGAAGCACAAAAGGCGGCTGATGCAACAGCCAAATCTGCATTGTTAAAAAAATTAGGCATTACCGAAGAAGAAGCCCGGTTATTGCTTTCCTAAGCATTTAAATAATGGCAACAATAAGAGAACTCACTAGCCCTAATGGATGGCCGGCTAGTGAGGATCGTAAGGCATTAGGCATTGAAACTTTTACAGTGCCAGGTACAAAGATTAGGTTTGCATGTGCCACAGCCGTTGCGCCAATCCTGGTAAGTTTTGCTAAAGATTTCCATGAGTTAGTTGAACCAATAGATCAAGGCCAACTAGATGATTGGGGTTATGCTTTTAGGCAAACCCGGGGATCAGATAAAATTTTAAGTAATCACGCATCTGGTACAGCCATAGATTTAAATGCAATTAAGCATCCTTTGGGCAAGTCAAATACATTTAATAAGGATCAGCGTAATACAATTAACCTACTAATAACTAAATATGGTTTGACCTGGGGCGGTAATTACAAAAGGCGTAAAGATGATATGCACTTTGAAATTGCGTTAGACCAAAATGAAGTTAAACAAAAAATAAAAGAGTTAGGATTAAAATGAAATTAGATGTAAAGAAAAAAGAAATTATTAAGTCTTATCTAAGAAGCGTTGCCGCCGCATCTATCACAACTGCATTAGCCTTAATTGCAGATTGGAACGCTGAGTATGCAATTTTGGCAGGTGCTTTAGTCGCACCATTGGCACGATATTTTGATCCTAAAGATGATAAGTTTGGCATCAATAGTAAATGACTATGAATGACATCCTTGCATTAGCGGTATCAACTGTAACAATTGTTGGTTCGCTAGTGGCATCAGTGCGTTGGCTGACTAAACACTATCTAAGTGAGTTGAAGCCTGATAATAATGGCCGGCATAACCTAGAAGGCCGGGTATCACGCATTGAAGAAAAAATAGACACGCTATACGAAATCCTTATATCTAAGAAGTAAGTCAGCCTTATCCCCTACCCTATGGCCATGAAGATGTGCGTGGTTGTACCCAGTAGGGGCAGGCCTGAAAATGCGGATCGCCTGGCCAAAGCCTTTAAAGATACTAATACAGAAGCCGATCTATATTTTGTAATTGATAATGATGATCCGAAATGGGATGAATATGCTAAAAACAAAAATCTACAATTACTACCTGCCGATAATAAAACAGGCGGTTGTGCTAACTCTCTTAATACCGGTGCGGTTTATC